GCCGCTCTACTATTATTCCTGACCCTGATGAAATAGGCGCGGGAGACGATAAATGGATAGATGATATCCAAAAAGACAGGCAAAGATACAAGGCTGATAAAAAAGACGAAAAAATATACTAAAGCACCAGCCGTTGACTGAGTGCTTCTCTTGTAATCGAAAGGAAAAAATGGAAACTCTAGTTTATATTATCTTATATCTAACAATCGCCTACTTAATTATTGCTACCTTGGCTCATCTTTATGTATTGCGTGAAGTAAATAAGAAAGAGAAACTTGTGAAAAAAATCCTTAAACAGTTACCAAAAGAAATTTCTAAAGACTAGACTTTCATAAGTTCTAGTTTTTTAGTCCAAGCATTGATGACTCAAAAAGCTATGGATGTGTAAGCATTGATCCACGTTAAAAGCTATGGAAGGAGAAAAACATGATCGAAACAAAACATTCTTTTGATTTACAAAAATTTAATGATGAAATCTCAGATACTCCGGATAATGCTGAGGAAAGTAATCAGCTAAACATTGAAAGTCTATCAGAAGAACAATTATCAGAACTAAAAACTAAAATGGGCTTCAAAACTGATGATGAGGTTAATGCAATCATTAAAAGTAAGCATGCTCGTTGGAGAGAAGAACTTGAGCAAGAAAAAAATGAGGCTGCAAGACTTGCCAAGTTAAGTGAAGCCGATAAGCAAAAAGCTATTTTTGAAAAAGAAAAAGAGAAGTTCGAAAAAGACCGCAAGGAATTTAGAGAAGCTCAGCTTTTTGTCGAAAAAGAAAAGAATCTTGTAGCTGAAGGTTTACCTGCAAGTTTTGCTAGCCGAATTAAGGGCGAGGAAGCAGAGCAAATCTTGGATGACATCAAACTTTTCCGCGAAGAATGGGATAAGGCTATTCAAGATGAGGTAAACCGCAGATTAGTACAAAAACCACAAAAACAAGGAGCGGTAGTGGGTTCTTCATTAACTAAGAGTCAGATTATGGCTATTAAAGATGATGAGGAGAGAACTCGAGCTATCGCTTCAAATAAACATTTATTTTAGGAGGAAAGATGAAAAAATTAAACTTACAAAAATTTGCTGACGCAGATTTGACAAAGATGGAAGACCTGGGAGAAATCAAATCCATTGATTTTGTAAATCGCTTTGAATCAGGAATTAAAGAACTATTGGAACTACTTGGTGTGACACGCCAAATGCCGCTCTCTCAAGATCTAAAAATTCAGATGTACAAATGGGAAACTGAATTAAAAGACGGAAACATTGGAGAAGGCGAAGATATTCCACTAAGCAAAGCCGTCTACAAAAAAGGACCAGCTCATCAAGTATCATTTAATAAATGGCGTCGTGCTGTATCTGCTGAAGCTATTGCTCGCCACGGTGCTGCGCGTGCTATTTCAGAAGCAGATAATAAAATCTTACGCAAAATCCAGGGTGGAATTAAGAAAGATTTTGTTAAATTCCTTGGAACAGCTCCAGAAAAAATTAAAGCTGATGGGATCCAAAAAGCATTAGCTCAATCTTGGGGAAAATTGAGTACTCACGAAGAATTTGATGGAGCTCAATTCGTATCTTTTGTGAATCCGATGGACGTAGCAAACTATCTAGGCGACACTCAAGTTATGGCGGACTCAAGCAATATTTTCGGTATGACCTTACTCAAAAACTTCCTTGGAGCAAATAACGTTATTGTCTTGAATGCCATTCCAGAAGGGAAAATCTACTCAACAGCAATCGAAAATCTAGTCTTTGCTTATCTTGATATGCGTGCCTCAGACCTTGGCGGATTTTTTGCAGACATTACCGATGAAACAGGTTATATTTCTGCTACACGCGGTAAAACACTTCAAAATGCTACTTACGAATCGCTATTCATGGACGCTCTAGTTCTTTTCCCAGAAATTCCAGAGGGAGTAGTGGAAGCTAGCATCTCAGCAAAAACAGCCACAAAATAAAGGAGGTAGTTCATGCTTGAGGACATCAAACTTCTTCTTGGAATAGGGGATGAACTTCAAGATAAGCTTCTAACATTCATCATTAAGGACAGTGAGGAAAGAATCCTTGCTAGTATAAATCAGTATTCTAAGAAAAATAATGGAGAAAATTATAATTCGATACCTGAAGAACTGCTTTATATTCAAAGAGACGTGGCTATAAAACGTTTTAACAAAATGAATAGCGAGGGTGTAGTCTCTGATAGTGAAGAAGGACGCTCTTTTACGTGGGAGAAGTCTTATCTTGATGAATATCTAGATTTATTTGAAAACTTTACTAAGCCTGAGATTATGTCATCAAAAGGAATAGCGAGGTTCTATTAGTGATTTATAATCAAAGATGCACAGTTATCATCAAAGGAAGAACTCAAGGTTTTCTCGGCGAGGAAAAAGTAGAGACAAAAAGAATTACTTTACCATGTGGTGTTAGTTCGCTGTCCTCGGATGAGCAGATGAGTTTTTTCGGAAAATACTCAAAAACAGCTATGAAAATTCATCTTCAAGGAATTCATTTGGATATAAGTCAAATTATCTATCAAGACAGAAAAAAAGACTGCTGGCAGGTTAGGTTCCATAGAAATTCAACGGTGGTAATAATCTCATGAGTAAAAGTGTTAGAATCGTTGGTCTTAATAACTTTGTGCGAGATGTAAATCGAATCTCAAAGCAGGTTGAAAATGAAGTCTCTCAGGAGATACGAACTTCTTCTTTGAGAGTTGAATCTTCAGCTAAGAAACTAGCTCCGTTTGACACAGGTTGGCTAGCAAACAATATCTATTCTAAAATGCTCGAAAAATCTAAAGCTGAAGTTGTATCTCCAGCTCATTATTCCATATATTTGGAATATGGGACTAGGAAGATGCGTGAGCAACCATTTTTAGGTCCAGCTGTTAAAGCAGAAGAGCCAGTTTTACTTAAAAATCTTGAAAGGATAGTGAATAAGTGACCTACTCACCTAACACCCTGTATTTAAGGAATATAATTGACGCTTTGATTCCTTTAGATATTCCGGTTTTTCAAAAGCTACCAGATGAAGAAGTGCCAGAACCTTTCTTTGTAATTGGGGAACAATTTTCTAGTGATGTAAAGACTGCAAAGACTGGTGTAGCAATAAATGATAGTGAAATAAGACTTCATTTATTTACATCTGTTGATAGTAGAACTGAACTTGAAGAACTCAAAGCAAAGACCAAGGCAAAACTTGGTCGTAGACAAAAAATAAATGAAGAAACATTGATAGATGATACGCTTGGTCGTGAACTCTATCATGTTATCTTTATTATTTCAGACATAATTATTTAGGAGGAAGAAATGAAAATAAATTTGCAAAAATTTGCAGAAGTGTACAACGGAATCAAAAAACCTAGTGGAAAGCCACTTTTGGCTAAAAAAGTATGGTATTTCATTCAGCCAGTGGATTCGCCTATCGGATCACAGGCTTTGCTACCAGCTTTTCAGACTGAGGGAACAGTATCCTACGGTGGTGATAACATCGATGAACAGACTAAGATGGGTCGTATCATCATGAAAGCTACTGATGAGCATGCTATTGAGCTTACTCAGTATTATGTTCCAGGAGATGAAGCTATTCAAACAATTATTGAAGCTAAGAAAACAGGAAAATCTGTCAAAGTTTGGCGTGTTGAGGTTGATGAAAGTATCGCGAAAAATGTTTTAGGAAAAGATTATAAACTTTATCCAGCACAGTTTGGATACGGAATGCCAGATGAGCCGGAACTTTCTGATGGCGATGAGCTTGTGGAAGTTTCGTATACTTTGAATATCATTGGTGCGCTCAAAGATGGGGAATTTCCATTAACTGATGCAGATATTGCTTCTCTTGAAGCACTTTATGAATATCAAAATCCAGGAGAAACTACTGGAGATTATTCTGAAATCAAAGCTGGTTCTACTGTTCAAGCTAAAAAATAAATTTTTAGGTAAGACGTGTTTATCACGTCTTTTTTGTTAATAAAAAGGAGATAAAATGACATTCAATATCAAAGTAAAAGGCAAAGATCAAGAAGTTAAGTTTAATTATGGTTTAAACTTTAAAGCAAATAAAAAACTTGGTAGCAAAAATGCTCAAGGCGAATCACAAAATGATGGGGCAGGTATTCTTTTTATTCAGACTATGGAAAAAGAAGATGACGCACTTATTAATCTCATTCAGTTAGTTTGCCCAAAAGCTACTGAGACAGAAGCTGTGGAGGCTATTGAAAGTTACATGAAAGAACTTGTCGATGGTGGACTTTCTGAAGAAGAGGCTTATGACAAAATCTTTGATGACTTGAAAGAAGAGATGCTTACTTCTGGTTTTTTCGTGAACAAAATCAAGAAGTACATGAAAAATTTGGACAAAGCAGTCAATCTTCTGAACAGCAAAGAAGACGAGGAAAGCAAGATTCAGAAACTAGAAATCGAAGACCTACTTGGCAGGATGAAAAAAGAGATCTCATAGTCCACTGTGTTAGACAGGGATTACTTGATCTGGATCTTATCATGAGCTGTTATAAGTGGGAGCTTGAGGCCATATTAGAGGGTCTTTCTTTGAAAAGAATCGATGAACAGGAGCAAAATATCGCTCTAGCTTTCAATCTTAGATACATTTTGAACGCCAAAAAACCACAGCTCAAAAAAGTTTTCGATAAAAGTAAACTCGAAAATAAGGTCAAAAAAGCTTTTGGTTACTCTAAAGACCAGAAAAAAGATAAAAGCAAAGTTTATAAAGCTTTGGAACATTTCAGAAAGAAAGGAGGAAGCTAAACATGGCAAGACAAACAGGAGCGATAAATGCTGTCATTGGAGCGGATATTTCTGAGTATCAAAGAGCCATGAGTGATCTAGTGCAAAGCACTCAGTCAACTATGGGGAAAGTAGCAAATTCTATGTCTACGAATACCAAAAGCACAGTACAAACTGTGGGAAATATTATAGGAACTCTTAATTCAATTATTCCTAGCAAATTAACAGGAATACCGGAACTATTGATAGCACCCTTCAATAAAGCAGGTGGTCAAATTCAAAGAGTTTTATCATCCATAGGCGAAAAAATCCCTCAATCTTTTTCAGGAGGTATGACCAAAGCTTCTGAAATCGTATCCTCATCAGGCAACAGAATAAATAATGTTTTCCAAGGAATAGCACGAACTGCACATAGTATTGGTGGAAAATTGCCACCTCCATTTCAGATAGCATTTAATGCCATAGCATCAGCGTCAAGTACAGTAGGGGGGAAGATAAACAATGTCTTCCAAGGTGTTGCAAATTCCTTAAGTAGCACTGCGCAAAATTTTCCTACCTCTTTTGGCCAAGCGTTTAATTCCATTGGGAATATGGCAAGTAGCGCTGGCGAAAAAATAAGTCAAGGGTTGACTTATGGGCTTATTGGAGCTGCTCAAGGAATGTCATCTACTGGAGATAATATAAATAGTATTTTCCAAGGAATAGCACGAACTGCGCAAGATGTAGGAAGCAGGCTTCCTTATCCTTTCCAAGTAGCATTCAATGGAATAGCATCAGCGTCTAGTGCAACTGGAGGCAAAATAAATTCAGCTTTTCAGGGAATGTCAAAAGGTCTTGGAACAATTGCTTCACACATTCCACCAAACTTTTCGGGACCATTTAGCAAAGTTGTAGATATAGCAGTTGCATCTGTAAGTTCGACTGTATCTACCATGAATAAATTAATCTCCACCAGTGCTAATGTAGCAAATCAAGTCGGAAATAATCTGACAAACGGTTTTAACAAAGCAGGAAACGCTGCTTCAAAATCTCTCAACGATATGACGAGAAAATTTGCAGGAGCAGACAAAGGTGCGAAAGGTCTTAAAGGAAGTATTGGAAGCATAGCAGGCGGAATTGGTGTTTTCGCTTTGGTGGAAAAAGGTGTGGGCGCCATAACAAACTCTCTTGGAGGAGCTATTCAGCGTTTTGATACATTAAACAAATATCCAGTAGTTATGAAGACCCTTGGATATTCAACTGATGATGTCAATAATTCTATGCAGAAGCTAGATGCTGGCATCAAAGGACTTCCGACAACTCTTGACGGTATAGTTTCTAATACTCAGAAACTATCAATTTCACTTGGTAGCCTTGACAAAGGGACAGACACAGCTATAGCCATGAACAATGCCCTCATTGCATCAGGTGCAAGCTCTGATCAAGCTCAAAACGCCATTCAGCAATACTCACAAGCCTTGGCTAAGGGAGCTATCCAAGGTGATGAGTTCAATACTCTCATGGATACCATGCCTGTTGGTATGGATAAGATAGCAAAAGCGTTCGCAGACAAGGGCGTAAAATCTTCTGCGGAACTTCGTGATGCCTTTAAAGATGGAACTATCACTGCCGAAGAATTCAATAATAAACTTATTGAGCTTAACGATGGAGCTGACGGTTTCGCTCAACTTGCCTTAGAAAACTCTAAAGGTATCAAGACTTCTTGGACTAATATCCAGACTGCTGTGAAAAATGGTACTGCAGCGATCATGACTAGTGTCAATGACATCATGTCAAGTAATGGCCTTGGCGGAATTGTTGATGCTCTTGATAATGTTAAGGTTGCAATAAATGATGTTTTTAAGGTCGCAAATGTACGACTAAGACAAGCTTTCAAACTTGAAAATTCTGATGAAGATTTGAAAAAAGTCGATTCAGCAATGAAAAACATTCAAAGTACAATTGGTGTACTTATGCCTATCATTAGTGTTTTTGCAGCAAAACTTGCTTTAGAGCCTGCATTGTCTGGTGTCCTAGCAGTAAGTGATGGCTTTATGAAATTCAGTGGAGTCTTAACAGGTCCTATGCAGAGTGGAGCACAAGCAGCACAAGCTGGCCTAACAAAACTCTCAGGTGTAATTCCAGGCATTGGAACGGGACTTACACAGTCAGCTTCTGTTGGTATGGGAGCTCTTGGAAATATGACATCTGCCATGGGGACGATAACCCAACTTGCTCTCGCGTCTATTGGACCAGCTGCAATTCTTGGTCTAGTTGTAGCAGGAATCGGCATTGTTCATCAGCAATTTGGAGCAGAGATTGATAAAATGCTCCAGCTCGTGACTACTAAAGGTCCTGAAGTTATCACAAGTTTTGTAAGTGGAATCACTTCTCAGATGCCTGCGCTTATCACTAGTGGAACTGAGATGGTCTCAAAGCTTGCGGAAACCATAGCTACAATGCTTCCTGTAATTGTTCAAGCTGGTCTTGATATAGTGAGTTCACTCGTAACGGGTGTTGGGCAAAATGCACCATCATTAATTAGTTCTGCCATTACTATAATGACGTCTTTTGTAAGCACTATAACTCAAACATTACCACAGTTAGTGCTTATGGGCATGGAACTAATCCTTAATATTGTGAATGGAATAATTCAAAATATTCCTCAAATCGTCCAGTCTGCTACTCAGACTATTAATGGATTTGTTGAATCTATAAAGACCTACATGCCACAAATTCTTTCTACTGGAATGGAAATCTTAGTAAAGTTGATTGATGGTATTACGCAGGTACTACCTCAAATTTTACCAGTTGCAGGTCAAGCTATTATTTCATTTGTACAAGGAATCTTTGACAATCTCCCACAACTTTTAAATGGTGCTGTACAGATAATTGGCTCTTTATGTAATTTTATAGTAGAGAATTTACCCCAAATATTAGAGATAGCTGGACAGATTATCGTAACTATTGTTCTTGGTATAATTCAAAATCTACCTCAAATCATATCCTCAGCTTTTGAGATTATGGCAACGTTAATAAGTTCAATAGATGAGATGCTTCCAAAAGTGCTTGAGGCGGGATGGAATATAATCAAAGCCTTGGCAAAAGGTATTCTTGAGGCAATTCCTAAAGTCTTACAAGGAGCTTGGGATGCTGTAAAGAATGGATTTTCAAATCTTTGGGACAGTATAACTGGTAAAAGCAAGACCAAGGGTCAAGAAATGACCAACGATACAAAAAATACTACCGACCAAGTTGGACAAGCCTATGACTTTTTAGGTGATAGATTATCTACTTCAACTGAGGAAGCGACAAATAAGGTTTCTTATGGTCACCAATTGGCTACTTCAGATATATTGCAATCTGCGGAAACTGCTAAAACTGGGGTTTCTGGTTCGTATGAAAGCATGCAGAGTTCAGTAGAACAAAGTACTCAGGCCACTAGTAGCACAGTAAGTTACAATATGAATTCGGCTGGGAATCAAGCTCTTCAAGCTGCGCAAGCTACACAAGCTGGGGTTGGAAATAGTTTTGGAACTTTGGCTAGTCAAGTTACTTCAAGTGCTAGTCAAGCTAATGTTGGCGTTTCGACTAATATGGGAAATATTTCAAGTACAACTCAGCAGAATATGAATCAAGCTCAAAATTCTGCCGTGAAGGCATCAGAAGGCATGAAAACTGGTGTGACGAATAATGTATCAAGTATGAGCTCGCAATCTTCAAATGAATTTAATAAGATGAAGTCAAATATCGATAAAGATATGGGACAAATGAATCAGAACATTAATTCAGGAATGAATAAAGCGGTTAATACTATTAAATCTGCGAATAGCACTATCGGACAGGCTTTTTCTAGTTTGGGAAATAATATATCTAATAGCGCTAGGCAGGCCATGAGTAATCTAAACTCTGCTTTTTCATCAGGAGCCAGTCAAGCTGTAAATACAGCTAACGGAATTAAAAGTAATATTAGTAATATCTTTAGTGGTCTAGCATCAAACATGCATAGTTTGGGGTCTAATGCAGGAGCTGGGCTAGCTAATGGCTTAGCAAGCATGGCAAGCAGTATTTATAATACAGCTAGCACAATCGCTAATAATGTAGCTCGTACTATTCAAAGAGCACTTGATATTCACTCGCCTTCAAGGATTACAACTTGGATGGGAGAGATGCTCGGCGTTGGACTTTCTAATGGTATGGAAGATACTTTTGCCATAGTAGACAAAAGCGCTAGAGAATTTGGAAATATCATCCAAGGGCAAGATTACAATGCTAGTTCAGTGCTTTCTAAAGACATGACAGCCAACGTCGCTTGGATTAACAGTCACGATTTAAGTGATGATGTAGAAAATTCAGTTCTTAAGGAAAGTAAAATCGAAGTTCATAATGAAATTGTGGGCGATAAGATTTACACCATGGTTAAAACCAAGGAGGCAAGATATGAATCTAAGGAAGATTATTTTAATTAAGGAGAAATATGGACTGCCTAATAATTAAAAATAAAGTCAAGACCACTTTATCTTCATTTGGGATTTTAGTGACGGATTTCGAAGATACGTCACCTACGGTGAATATCTTTCAAAGAGAAGTCAGAAATCGTAATGGATATATTCATGCAGGTCTTAACTTTGAAAAGAAAGACATAAACGTTTCAGGACTTTTTTATGCAAAAAGCAACTGGGATTTAGAGGAGAAGAAAGACGACATTAATGGACTTGTGGCGTCTGATACTCCTTTTTTTATTAATAAAATGCTTCCTAAAGATGATATTTATAATTTTGAATTGCCAGGGGAGGAAAGAAACTTTGATTTACTTAAGGCGAGGCACGAACCTTATAAGTATTCTTATAAGGTAAT